GTGTAAAGCACTTCTTGAGGGGCACGAAAAGCTGACCGGGTTCGAACGCGAGATGTCGCAAGAAATCAGTAAACAGATCGGACGTTCGCCTAGTGGAATGTTTATACCAGAATACGCCCTTATGCCTCCACAACAGACCCGCGCGGATCTGTCGGCTACGGGCGGTGCATCGACTGGTGGCGCTTTGGTGCCGCTAATCATCGATACAACGCTAGTCCCTTTTTTGCGCGTTAAAATGGTCACCGGGCGCATGGGCGCAACGATGTTCACAGGACTGACTGGCAATTTCGCGCTTCCGCGAATGACCGGTGCTGCAACTGCCCAGTGGAACACAGAAACGGGCGATATTACCCGATCCAATCAAACGTTCGATCAGGTTGTGTTCCAGCCGCAACGGCTTTCCGCGTCGACCGCATACAGTAAATGGTTGCTGCAACAGGCAGTCGTTGATGTCCAGACCGTGGTTCGCGACGATCTTTTGCAGATTATCGCCATCGGGTATGATCACGCAGCGCTTTACGGGACCGGCGCATCGAATCAGCCAGTAGGTATTTTTTCGACCACAGCCGATACCGTATGGCCGAGTGCGTACACTAAGACAAGTCCAAGCGTTACGTTTGGCTCCGGATACCCAAGCTGGAGCAAGGTAGTCCAGTTCGAAGGCAACGTTGAAGCGAACAATATCGACTTAGACAACGCCAGTTGCGGATACGTGACCAGCCCGACGGTCAAGAGTTTGTGGAAAACGATGGCCAAAGCGGACCCGCGCGCTACGAACCAGTTTTATCCAGAGTTTATCTGGGAAGCCGGTACTAACGGCGACGGAAGAGTAAACGGATACAAGGCGTTATCCACAAAACAAATCTCTGATGACAAGGTCATATTTGGCCGCTGGAGCGATCTAGTTATTGCTCAGTGGGGCGGGATTGATATGGTGACCGATCCGTACACGCTGGCCAGCACGTTCCAGATTCGAATCATCATAAATTTAATGACTGATGTGGACATGAGATACAGCCCTAGTTTCTGCTATTCGACAGATACGGGGCTAATGCATTGAGTGTCAGAGGTTGCTGATAATTTCCTCGACGCGTTCGGTGACGCGCTTTCGGTAGACGGCGAGACGCACAATTTCGTTTTTTCAAACGGCGTCACTACCCCGATTTTTTGCCTTTGGGTAAAAGACGTTAGCAACACGTTCCACACCCATACGCACGGGTACGAGGAAACGCTTTACCAAAACCAACGTTTGGTCCTTATCCGCGAATCGGACGTACCGTCTGACGCGCGAATGAAAGCAAACGATTTTCTGACTATCGACGGTGCGCGGTACAAGATCGTTACCGCTCGATTAAGAGACTTTATCTGGACACTTACGCTGCTTATAATGTCGGTGTAAGGCTGTAAATATTATGGGCCTGGTCGACCTCCAGATTAATATCCCGAATCTCGAGGAGGTGGTTGATAAACTCTCCTCGATCCCGGGGGGTGCGGCGTTCGCCATCAATCACGCAATCTACGATACCCTGAAATCTGTCCGGACACAGGCGACCAGAGCAGCCCGTGAACGCTATAACGTACCGTACAGCTGGGTTTTAAAATCTTTCGGTAACCCTAAGGTGATTGGAATGTACGGCCTCCTGCAATCGACCGGAGCGCGGGCACCGCTCTTCATGTTCCCGCATCAAGCCGCGTATCCAGGCGGAAAAGGATCGCCCGCGGCAAAGGTTTCTGAACTCAAAAGTCATACTATGCTCTTGCGCCACGCGTTTCACAAAGGCGTTAAAGTGCGTACAGGCGGTACGGGCTCACCGCGCTATCCCGTGCATATCATGGTTGGGCGCGCGGCTCCGCAGATGATCAATGAACAAGGCGAGGTCTGGCCGAAAGTTGAAGAGTTTGAACGCCAATATTTACAGGAGCGGCTCAGCCATTATATCGACGCACTCTTGAAAGGAGACATCGCCCTATGATGGGCTCCGGTTGGACTCCTTACGATCTGGAACGGTTCCTGGTTGATGCCGTAACAGGCTGGGTAAATGATCCGCCGATCTTGTGCCGAAACCCGTACGACCCGAGCGGACTCTATATTGCTCCAGTGGTTTACCAGGGCCGAATTCCGAGCGTGCAAGCAGGGCCGCAATCTGAGATCACTTTTAAAGCGCCATCAGTCGCTATTTGCTGCACCGATTTTCGGTACAAACGCGAAAGCGGCGTCGCGACCGTGTCAATGCCGATCTTGACTTGGGACGATGACCTATCGCGCAACGGTTATGGGGACGTCCACAATATCATTAACCGGATCGTTTACGGGCTTTACCAAGCAGGGATAATTGGTCAATCGTTTATTCTGCTCGACGAGACCGTCGACGGACAACTTATCTTCGATCCGGCTGTGGATTACTTTGGTTATTTTCTAGGCAACGTTACTGCAAAATTCGGGCTCGCAACACCAATAACCGATCCCGGTCAGCCCGTAATCGGGCAGGAAGGATTTTTAATATCATGATGGTTTATGTCGGAGAGAACAATAAACGCTTAGGGCTTTATAAGTACCAGCGCTACCTGAGCGATTACCCGGCGCATATCGCCGAGGCGCTTGCGAAAAACCCGAACCTACAGATTCACTTTATTACGTGGGAGCAATTCCGACGAGGACCAGTGCCAGGATCGGTCCCAAAAGGTAAACCGCAGCCGCCTGTCCGTAAATTACCGCCGATTTCGCGATTGCATCAGCAACTTGCCAGCGTGCGGCTGACTACGCGGAAAGTAGGCTGACGCGTTCACGTAGTTATTCCTTTAGAGTACTATGGCAATCAATCCTCGTGACGTTCAGGTATCCGATGCGCCAACCGCACTACGGGTAATCGTTCCGGCAGATAGCGGGCATATTGTTGCGGTGGCCGTTGCGCCAGTTCATTCGGCACCGGGCTACAAATGGACAACGCCAGGTAGCGGTGCGAGCCCGTACGCGGCGGTAGTCAATCAGCCGGTCTTGTGCGAGATCCCGTCCGATTTCACGACTCAATTAGGCTACTCGAATAGGTTCGGGCCAGGGGAAGCATCACCCTATCCAGCTTGTGAAGTTTACGATTGCGCATTTGTCGAGCACAGCGTTAGCCCAGTGACCATCATTAATCCGTGGGACCCGTGGAGCATGTCTACGCCAAGGTCACTTGCGAACCTGACGATGACCGCCAACAACACGATTGCGGTTACGGGCGAGGTTATCCTGGCTTCGCTTCAGGTCAAAGGCAACACCACAAATGCAGTCTACGTCGAAGGGACGGATTACTCGTTTTCTTACGACGACGCCACACTTCAAAACGGCACTATAACAGTCTTTTCATCCTCGCCACTGGCCAACGAATCCACCGTTACCGTATCGTTCTATGAGCCGAACCTTGCCGGGATCGATAAGGACAAGATTATCGGGGGCATACAGACCGATGGAACTTCAACCGGGCTCGCAGTAATCGAGCACGTGTTCCCGGTAACCGATCTTGTGCCGGCTATCGTCATTACTCCGGGGTTCGGGCAGGACCCGGAAGTTTATGCCGCGGCAAATTCTCAGTGCCAAAACATCAATAACGGGCGGTTCCGAGCGATCTATATCGGCGATATCGACGCCACGGCGGTAACGAAATATTCCGACATCAACAGCTGGAAAAACACCAACAATTACGTCTCGAATTTCGCTAATGCCGGCTGGCCCGCAGTTCATCTGGAGGATAAATACTACTACGCGTCCACGATGGAAGCGGTTCTTTGCGCGGTAACCGATCGTCAATTCGGGAACATGCCGTATGTATCGCCATCCAATAAGAGCGCGTCAATTACAGGAACATGTCTATTTGATCGGACACCGATTTCTATCGACCCTGGCCAGGTAGATTACATCGAAAATCTGGGCGTTTTTACCTGGATGAACTGGCGCGGCTGGGTGAGTCTCGGCGATTACACGAACGCTTGGCCCAATGACACCGACCCAGTACATTTCTGGCTTCCGATTCGGCGCATGTTCTGTTGGCTCGGAAACACGTTGTCGGTGAATTTGCACCAGTTCATTGACCTGCCGGGCAATTTGAGGACGCTCACCAGCATCAATGAAACAATCCAGGCTTACTTAAACACAATCGTACAAGCCGGTGCCGCGTGGACCGCGCGCTGTTCGTTTAATCCGGACGACAACCCGATCGAAGAGATCTTAGCTGGGCGTTATCACTTCCAGATTCTCTGGAGCCCGCCCACGCCCATTAGAACTCTTTTGATCCAGTTGGTGTACGATGTGGATGGTCTGGCTGCCGCAATCCAGAACGTGCAACTTATCTCAACGTCATAGCGTAATTAATTCATATGCCATTGACACCTAAAGGCGAAAAAATCCTGAAATCGATGAAGGAAGAGTACGGAGCCAAAAAAGGTGAATCCGTTTTTTACGCCAGCAAAAATGCTGGCAAAATCAAGGGCGTCGATAAGCCAAAGAAATAACCTATGCAATACCCTTCGGTCTGTAAAAATTACAAGGTGTACAATGACGCCGGTGGCCAGTTTATCGGGTTGGCCGACATCACTTGCCCGAAGCTGGTCTTCGAAAAGAACGACCTGAAAGGTGCCGGATTAGGTGGCAGCTTCAACTTGCCGGTCGTTGGGCAAGTACAGCCCATGACGACCACATTGAACTTTCACACCAACACATTGCAGTCGTTGCAAGTGTTCACCGGCGAGGGTGCTCGCCTGCGGTGTGCATCTTCGCTCCAGATTTATGACACAAACAAGGGGCGATACGACGAATTGCCTGAGGAAGTGATCATGGACGTGATAAGTGATTCACAAGACCTCGGCAAACGTGAAAATGCGACTAAAGCAGCCGTCGTTCTAGAGTTTTCTGTGTTGCGGTTGGTTTTGATTTTCAACGGCGTCAAATACTGGGAAATCGACCCATTCAACAATATTGTGATTGTGAACGGGTTTGACCTCAACGAAAAGACCCGGGCTAATATCGGCTAGGCTGGGTCCGGATAAGAGGGATCGCCTCGCCGTTTCCGACGATCGATCCCCCTCCTCTCTCCGACTTCGGCTATTTCTGAGCGGCAGTTAGCTCTTTAGCTGAAGTCGCATTTTTCTTCCCATACGCCAGCGTAAAGATGTCGTACGGGAAATTTTTTTTCTGCCGATTGACAGTCTCCACGTAGGTAATTCCGTCTTCTGGCCCGTACCAGTTCCTTTTACGAGAGTCCAAAACATCATACTTAATGGACCGCTGGTGCGCATAAAGCCACTCCATAATGGAGTTCGCTTGAGCCGCAAGCGGCGCCGAGGCCGAGGCAACAGTTAAAAGGATCAAGATTTGTTTCATGCCACAGATTTACGACCAAACCGGCAAATCCTTAAGTTACAAAATCGTAACGTTTCTTGCGTAGTTAAATGCGTGGTACAAAAGATTGAATCGATAGAGGAATCTGTTTCTGAACCCCGTACGGCGCCCTCAGCTGCGGCCCCCGAAACGGCGAATGGCGAGAAAGCCGCCGATCAAGAAGATACGCGCTACGTTAAGCTGTCCAAACCGTTCAAGCTCGGTGAGCGGCTTGTTGACCGGCTCTTATGTGATGTCAGCGAACTCTCCGGCGAAGCTTATTTCCGGGTCCTGGATCGGTTCCGAAACGAGAATAATTTCCTGTACGCAACCTCGTTAAATCGCAGTAGCGAATACATTTTCCTGGGATTGACTCTGGCAGAATTGAATCAGCTGGCTTTCGAAGATTTACCGCGCCGTCTCAATTTTAAGGAATTGAACCGCGCGTACCAGCGTGTGCAAAATTTTCTTTACGCGGCGGACACATAGAGGACGATCCGACCGCAGACGATCCTGATTCAGATCCTCTGCTTCCATTACGCAATCTGTACCTATGCTTGACTCATGAGCGAGGCGACATGGCGTTTTGACTTAGTATCCCCATTCGGGAAGCGATCGCCTGGAGCGTTGCCTTAGCCAAACTAAACGAGCGCACGTAATTAAAGAAGATATGCCGGCCACTGAACAGCTGAACATTGAGATAATGGGCAAGCTTGACCCATCCGTCATGCAGACGGTCAACGCGGTCAAGCAACAGCTCAAAGATATCGGGGCTGACGCTCGGACCTCCAGCGAGGTCATGAAACGTACCTACGCCCAGATGTTCGACGGCATAGCTCAAGGTGCCAAGGAACAATTTGCCCAGGCAAAAGATGCGGCCGGCAATTTCCAGTCGTTTATGGACCA